CACAACATCTAGGGCGCAGCGGTGGTTGTGCCATGATTGCCCTGCTTTGGCTCTTGTCACTATGTTGCCAGGCGTTGTGCGCCCTTGGGCGTAAAGCGCGTTTTGGCTTTCGCTGTCGCGGTAGGTGGAAGTCACCAGCAAGTCGATGCCTTTGGCTTTGGCGGCTGCAATAAAGGCTTCTGCCCGCTGCTTGGCGGGTGGTGCTAGGTCATCCAGGCTTCGGGAGTTAATCATTTCACTGGCTCCGCTTTAGCAAGCAAGTCGGTCTTTTCTTTACTGCCCGCAGAAGAACCAAAGTAGAAATTAACCACTTGTTCTGCCTTTGCAGAAAGGTAACCAATCAAAGTGCCAGCCAGTACGGAATCAACAACGGCAAACCCGCCTAGCGTTGCTATCACCACGCCAATGAACGCGCTGACAATGAGGATTGCCAAAGAGGGTACAAGCATGGACTTGGTTGCAATCTGCATATCACGCGCAGATTTCCTGTCTTCCACGGTCAGCTTGGCAAAGTCAAGGTTCATGGACTGAGCCTGCTTCTTCAACTCCAGTTCAGCAAGCTGGATAGATGCCACCTGTTCGGCAGTCAGCTTGTTGCTGCTGATGATGCCCTGCACTTCATCTGGTTCGCAGCCAATAGCCTTGGCTACAGCAGACACAGCCATGCCCGCAAGTGGGCCACCCAGAGCCGTAGCAATTGTTGGCGCGAGAGTTTTAAGCCATTCCATTTTTTACCTCATCCATGTGTGAGCCTACTTTGAGGCCGGAGAGCCAACCTATCAAGCCGCCAACGATGGTCTGAAAAGCAGGGCCAATGATTTCAAAGATTTTGGTGTTGTCCACTTCCTTAACAAACAAGCCGTGAACAAGCGCACCAATAAGGACAACCACCACCGAACACAGGGTGGCGGTCACCATCATGGTCACCCAGTAAATCAACCGGTCTTTAGCGTCCATCACCGTGCCCTTTCATACAATTGCTCAATTCTTGCCCGAATTTTCATGCTGTCCGATGACCCCATAAGGGTCGGCAAATTTGCGTAGATCAAGGTCAGTTGCTGTTTATTGCAAGCTGGCCCTGATGCATCCAACCAATCCCACGCCTTGTCTGCGCGTTCTTTTGGGTTGTTAGTTGAGTACATAAGGTTTACAAAATCAGAAACGCTGCATTCACGTTTGATCGTTGCGCCGTAGACAAAAACGGCAATCAAAAAAATAACAAGGCCGCGCATTCATCTGTCGGCTTTTGCTTCTAGCTTGTCAAAGATGCGTTCTAGCGTTGCGTCAATTTTGTCAAACCGGCTGTCGATGTCTTTTTTGCTAACATAGTTTTTAGGCAAGTCAATTTCAATGGCCTTGATGTCAGCTTTGAGGGCTTTCACCGAGTCCCATATTTCCTTACACCACCAACCAATGGCAACAAGCAATATGCCTGCAACAAAGTTGAACATTGTTTGGTATTCCATTATCTTGCCTCTAGCGCTGCAATGCGAGCAATAAGCGCAACAATTATTTCATCTTGTGTAGGTTGCGTCTGCTTGGCTGCTTGTTCAGCATCCCATACCGCTTTTGTAGCTTGCGCTTGCGCCAATTCTTCTGCTGACAATTCAAGCGTAACTTGTTCGCCCGTTTGGACGTTAACTTCAATTTTTGTAAGCATGATGTTTACTCGTAAAGAATGTTGACATTACCAGCATCAAATGCATCTGTGCCATTGGTTGTGGTTAAAACTACTCGGTCTAATGTTCCACCAAGAGCAAGCGAAAATCCACCATAAGATACAGGGGTGGCATTTGAAATACCTAGCACATAATTTGCTACCCAATTATTAGACCCAACCAAAGCAATAACCATCATTCCATGAAATACGCTTGCATTGCCATAACCAGCATTGCTAATTATTCCAAAACCAGCGGTAAAATTTTGCACCGTTCCTGTGGTTCCTAAAATAGCAGCAGACCCCAAATAACCGCTTGTTGTTACCGAACCAGCACCAATCCGAACCAAATAATCTGCGTTTCCATTTGTGCTTACGCCTTGAAACATCAAGGTTATGCGTTTTACAGTTGCTGGAATACTGCTAAAGGTAATGCTTGTCCCGCTAGTGGAAGCAACCATAGTTCCTGATGTAATGGACGCAGGAGTTGCCCAAGTAGGTGCAGCGCCTGAACCGGCAGATGTTAATACTTGTCCAGATGTGCCTGATGCACTAGTTAAAGTTAATGCAGTTGTAATATTTGCAGATGCAAGAGTAGGACTAGTTAATGTCGGGCTGGTTGCCAAAACATTTGCGCCCGTGCCAGTAATTGTGCTGGTGGAAATGTAGTCCCAATCCCAATCAGCGGCGGTGGTCAGCGTAGTACCAATGCAAACCGCATGAGCGCATACACCAGCTGGAATTGTTCCAACCAAGTTGCCGCCCGACGAATTGACCGTCAACAAACCAGTAGAGTTGTTCTCAATCTCATAAGCAATGCCGGTCACCAATGTGCTGGTCACGGGCAAGACAATGGTTTGCGTGGTGGAACCGGTGAAAAATTGGCGGTAGTTGCTTGCTGCTGTCAATGTGGTCGTACCCGCCGCCGTTGCGGTGGTCGAATATCCCATCTTGATGTTGTCAATCGTGGGCAAAGAAATGGTTGGCGCTGTGCCTAGGACATTGTTGCCTGTGCCGGTATTGGTGACGCTGACTAGGTTTTTGGATGCATCGGTTGCAACCGCGCTAGATGCTGTCAGCGCAGAAAAGATCGGTGTGGCGCTGAACGTAGCCGTTCCACCAACAGCCAATGCGCCCGCAATGTTAGCCAATCCACCAACCCATAGCGCCTTAGCAATACCTACCCCGCCTGCGGTGTAAATTGAGCCTGTGGTGGTGTTTGTAGCGTCTGTGGCAAGGCTTGAGTTGATGCCTTGGGCAAACGGGATTCGCACGGTGGTCGCCGTCTGCCCGTCCTTTGTGATTGCTGTGGACAGGCCGGTTGCTAGGTCTGCTGTCAGCGCATTGAATGCGGAACTGCTGATGACCGTGCCGGTCACCACGGGCTGCCCCGAGGTGTTGATTTGGAATGTGCCGGAGCCGTTGTAACTCATGGTTTCACCTTTGTTGCATCATAAGTGATGGATTGTTCAACTTTTTTCTTCAGTTCGCTTTCCTTGGCAATGTCGGCGACTGTTTTTGCCAATGGAATCCGCAATGATGCCAACTTGTCCAATGCCCGCACAACCACGTTGCCGGTGTTGGAATAGTTGACTGTGCCAGGAATTTCAACAAGCGCATCTCGCAATGTGCCTTGCAGTTCTGTAAGGGTTTCGCGCCCTTTCTTGCCAAACATATAGTCCAGCTTGCCTTCTTTGTCCAATGTTGCAAGTGCTTTAGCAAATGCATCATAAGACAGCTTTCCGCTTGTGTTTCTGTTTAGTTGGTCTTTGAGGTATTGGATGGTCTGACCTTGCAGCGCAGCATAGGCTTTTTGTCCATCTTCACCACCATTCTTGAGCAGCTTTGTGACTGTCCGCATTTGATCCAAGTCGCCATCAAGGACAACATGGGAAAACACATCATCCAATGCCACGGCGCGGTCAGCATAGCCGCCCTTTGTGCCCAATAGCTTGGCAACCCTGTAGGTGTCTTCAAATTGACGGCCTAAGTCTGCGCGTTCTGCACGGGCGGCGCGGTAAAGATCACCGCCAGCGCCTTCAGTCACATCATTGATTACGCCTTTGACTTGCCTCATAAACACATTTGATGGATCGCCTGGCTTGCCAAGTTGTCCGGCGGCTTTGTAGAGATTTTCCAAATCATCCACAGTTACTTTCCCACCGGTTGCTGTTTTCAGCGCATCCAATTTGGCCCTGATGGAATTGATTTGAGGCACAGAAATGGCCTCGGGCGCATTGTCAGCAAGCCATTGGTCTAACCTTGATGTGTCCACCACCGCTTTGGTTTCGCCAGCATCTCTAGCTTTTTGGTATGCATCATTCACCAATTTTTGTTTATCTTCAAATTTTTTGACCAATGCGGAATCCACAATTGAACCAACTTTGCGAGGATCAGAAACATTGACATCAGCGCCGGTTTGGTCAATCAATTGCTCAAAACGGCCTTGAATGTCTTTCTTTTGTTGACTTTTGAAATCCAACAAACTTTTGGCAAGGTCAGGGCTTTGCTTGACCACATCCGATTCAAATTGCTGCTGTGCAAAATCTTGCAATTGTTGGCCTTTAGTCAGCGGAATGCCTTGGCTCAATGCTCTTTGTTGGCGCACCAAGGCTTCATCTGCGGATGCAGCACCGCCACCCATCATTGTGGATTTAGGCGCTAAAAGTGCCGCCATGCGTTGCTGAGTAGCTGCCGCAGCCGGAGCCACCGCCGCCCGCATTTGGCCTGCCGCCGCCGGTGCAAGTGCAGTCAATGCGCTGCCGGTTGCGCCAAGGGTTGGTGGCAATGCTCCAAGAACACGCGCCATGCCGCCTAGAACGTCCTGTGCCGTTTCTGTGCGCGGTTGATAGGTGTTGCGCTCTTGAAATCCTGCTGCCTCACGTTGGCCTATTTGCACACCTTCGGGCGTTCCCATCTTTCCGCTAGTGATGCCTTTGTACAGGCCATAGGGCACGGCTGCTGCGCTTGATACCAACCCCGTTGCCATTGTCGCAGGCACTTCCAAAACAGCGCCAAGCCTGTCCATGATGCTTGGCTCGGCCCTTGGGCCTGGAAACCTTAATGTCTGCCCTGGAATTCCGGTAGGGTCACGAACATCAGGCGCAACAGATGCAACACTCCAATCGGTTGCTTGCGGCGTAACTGAGACAATTTGCCAAGGATCAGCCATTACTTAACCCTTTCCACTTTGCCGTTTCGCATAGACCATTGTTGCCCATTGGCAAATGTCGTAATGTGGCCTTCTTTAAGCAAATTTGGTGGTGGTGCGGTTTCTTGTGCGCTTGGTTGTGCACCTTGTGCTCCTGGTTTAGCAGGCACGGTGTAACTCATTTTTCGACCATAAGAAGTTTCAAGATTGTTTTTTGCTCTTTGAAGAATTCCATCCAAAACCTTAACTTGTTCGTCAAACGCTTCTTTGCTGTGCATCATTCCTGAGATTGATGCAGGATTTGTGATTTGCGCTTCAACAATGCCCATGTCCGGCCCTGTCAATGCCCCTAGTTGATATGCGTCTTTTACACCCATCAAAAGGGCGTTGTACTTAGCTTGCATACGGGCCGTATCAGACCCAACCGGTAATGGAATTTCAATCCCTTGAGATGGGATCAAAGGTATTTTGGTTGGGAAAACAGTAAGGTTTTTTGCTAGTTCGTCTTTGTAGTCTTTTAAGTATCCTTCAAAGTCTTTCAGCTTTTGTTCTTTAGCTGAAAACGCCGCAGGATCATTGACGGGTTTAGGCGCAACGGCTTCCCGTGCCGCTTTATCGGCCTCTGCGCGGGCAATTGCCATGCGTGTGTCGTAGGCGCGTGGGCTTTCTCCTTGTTGACGGGGCAATGATGCGCCAGCAATAGCGGTGGGCGATCCACTTTGCATTGTTTGCATAGCGGCAACCAATGGATCAGGCGCAGGCGCAGATGCCGTAGGCTGGGGCATTACAACCGGCTGAACACGGCGTTGTGCGGGCGCAGGCGCTGGTGCGGGAGTACCATAAAGATCATCGTACAAAGCCATCATTGCACCTTATAGCCTTTTGCGACTGCATCGCGGGTTACTTCTTCAATTGATTTGCCAGCGCGTTTTGCAGCTTCCGCAATTTCTGCGCGGGTAGTGATTTTTAATGCAGCAGCCGCAGCGGGCGCAGGCGCACCACCTGACAAAGTTGTGAAATTTGACAATGCAGGCGTAAGGTCTTTTGGATTAAATCCTGGCACGCCTTCGTATGCAAGGCGGGACGCTGCTTCTGCAATTCGGACTTTGAGATTTGCCAAGTCTTTTGGCGTGATGCCACCAGCTTTGTTGATAAGGTTTTCGCGTACCAATCCAGCAATCTGCGGAATGCTTTGCCAATTTGCAGGCAATTGACCGGCTTCTGCCAAATCGGACATAAAACCTTTGTATGGGGCAGGGATGTCGCCCAAGGTGGCAAGTGTTGTCTTGTCCACATAGCGCGTAACTTCACGCCCGCTTGCATCAGTCGTGGTGATTTTTTCAAGATTGTTGCGAACCGGCCCTTTGATTTGAGCATTAGCCAAACGCTCCCCTGCTGGCAAACTCATGTCAATAATGACAACATTTCCACCTTGTTCAATTTCGCTGTAATGCGGCGGCGTTTTAACGGCTTCTTTTTCAATTGCAGCAGCTTGACGTTGTGCGGCATCAGCAATGTTGAAATCTTCGTAAAAAACTTTATTGTTTCGAGTTACTTCTTTCCAATTTGATTTTTCGCCTGCGGGTGGAACTGCACCAGCCTTAAATGATGCTTCATAATTTGGTGCACTCAAATCGTACCAACCATAAACAGTTTTTCCATCAACAATTTTTTGGCCTTTTTCCCATTTTGGCTCTGCTGCTTTTGTTTCAATTGGTTTTGCGCCAGCAACAAAAGAGGCCGCTTTGTCTGCGGCGTTCAGATTGATCCAACCAGACACATCCTTACCATTAACTTTTTGGGTTGTTGCTTCCCAATGAGCCGCAATTTTTTCCGGTTTTCCACCAGCAACAAACGTGCTTGCGGCTTTATCAGCACCAGCATTTACGTTGATCCATCCAGGCGTGTCTACTCCATTTATTTTTTGAACAGTAGCTTCCCATTTTGGTTCCAATACTTTTGGCGTTGTCGATACGCCTGCTAATTCTCTGAATGGGCCGCTGCCGGTTTGTTCTAACAATCTTTCGTTTTGCCCAAGTTTTACTTGTTTAGGCTCAAATTGCGCCAAATATCTAGCCATTGCCAATTGCTTAACTTCGGGAATGTCAATTCCCTGTAACGTCTCAGGACTGATGTAGCCAGCAGGCAAGGCGGGACGCGCAGGAATTGCGGGCTGGCCTGGCACGGCTTCTTTGCCTGCCACAGCGGGAGAAACTTCGTATTGCCCAACTTCTCGCGGCATTCCATAACCGCCAAAACTTTTTTCAATTTGAGGAGCCATTTTTGCTGGTTGGGCTGGAATAGCTTCTTGGCCTGGCACGGCTTCTTGTCCGGCAAATGCTTCTTGTGCAGGCGCAGAGATTGCCCGTGCCAAATTGCCAAATTGCGTGTTGTAATTTGTGCGGTATTCGTTTTGCAACTTGGCGTAATCTTGCCGCGCTTGTTTGTCTTGATAAGCGCCATACATTGATTGAAAAACTTTTGCCAATCCAGCATAAGGGCTAATTGCTACGCCAGGTGTTGTAGGCATATCCAAAACTTGCGACCCTGATTCTTGCAATGCTTGCGCCATCCGTTGCCGTTTGGCAATTTCTTCCGCTTGTTGCGAATAGGGATCAATTAGGCTAACTGCTGCCATTTAAAGTCTCCCGTAATCAACCATGAAGTAACCATTGGAATCCCGATGCACCGCATCCGGCATAACTTGCATCAGTTCTTGAGCCATTACGCCACGCTCACGATTTCCAAAAATGTCGTAGTCATAAATGCCTATTCCAATTGGATGTTCGCCAACTTTGACAATGTTGGATTTCAATTTTGCATCGGAATATCTTGTTACTGCTGCACCACCAACTGCACCACCCAAACTGTAAAGCCCTGCTGTATTTGCGTTTTGCGTTGCCACTTGTTGGTTGTAGGCGTTTTGCTCGGCTTGGCCTTTTGCTTGGGTAGCTGCAAAAATTGGTGTGCCAGCCACATTTGTGCCTTGGTAAGCGCCAAATTGAGGATTCTGAATCTGACTACCGGACATCAATGCGGTGATTTCATTTAGCGGCATTTGACGCTGCTGGATGGCTTCTGCAAGCGCTTGTTGTTGTGCGGTGTTGGAAAAGGTTGCGCCGGTTGCCGCTTGGTTAAAACCTTGAGCATTTGCACCTATGTCCACATTGATGCCTTGCAATGCCGCTTGTGTGCGGGCATCGTTTTCCTGCTGTCCCAATAGCTGAATGGCGTTGTCGTAAGCCTCTGTGCCAGGCCGCAAGCCTTGGTTTATCAGTTGGGTTTCGGTGGATGTGCGTTGCTTTGCCAATGATGGCTCTAAGCGCGACATGATGGCTTCTTGCGCCGTTGTACCGGCGTTAACCGGCATCTTGGCAATGTTGCTTAAATCTAGCGAGGTTTGAACACTTGGGCCGCCAAAATTAAAAGATTTGTCAAGGACATTGCTTGCAAGACCAGCGCCTTTTCCTCCAAGTGAGGCAAGCTGATATTGGACTTTTTGCTGTTCTTCTAAAGTCTTTTGAGCCTCAGGCGTTAGCGTTTGCGTAATGGTCGGTTGATCACCGTTATAGGACACCAATTGCGTTCCATATGGAGTGTATGTGTTGGGATTGTTCAACTTAGATTGAACACGCGCCGTTTCGACGTTTGCCACGCCTTGCTCTTTTGCAGCGCCTACATAATCAGGTGCTGCTGGCGCTGCTGGTGCACTTTTTCCCATATCGATTCTCCAAATATTTGCATCGTTCCTTCGGCATAGTGAGAATTACCATATCTCCGTCTGCCATTGCATCCTTGATCCGTGCTTCCTCTTGGAAACCCATTTTTTCAACAAATTTGATGCTTGTAAGGTTTGCGCTGCTGACCGGCACAATAATTTTGCCGACATTGCAAACATTGAACGGGTAGTCAAAAATGGCTGATAAGTAGGCCGGAGTCATTTTGCCGGT